TGACAACGGTGCCAATAAAAATAAGAAAAAAATTAATACTAATTCAGGATTAAATCTACAAACAGGCTACAACGCAAACACGGGAAACTATACAGTTTAAAGGAGGAATAAAATATGTGCATGGGCGGAGGCGGTGGCGGAAATGACCGACCACAACCAGTCAGAAACTCTTCACCTGCAGGGGATAATTTAGTACCTGAATTATTAACAGCAGATGATATGGATGAAGACGGTAAAATTAAAAAAGTAAAGAAGTCAGGGACTAAAATGCTCCAAACTTCAGGAGCTCAGACAAATACTGACGCAACAAGCTCAGGATTAAACATCGCTTAAATAATTGATGAATGATTATTCTTTAGCGCATTTACAAAGTACCGCTAAAGATAGATATGGAAAACTTTCTGCAAGTCGGCAAGCCTTTGTTGATAGAGCTCAAGAATGCTCTGAACTTACAATCCCTTCTTTAATACCTGATGATGGTTTTAATAAAACGTCAGACTTATATACACCCTACCAATCTGTTGGAGCTAGAGGTGTAAACAATCTTGCAAGTAAACTCTTACTTCTTTTACTCCCTGCTAATCAACCTTTTTTCCGATTATCTGTAAGTGGAAAAACTAAAGAACAATTAGATGAACAAAAAGAAATGAAGTCTGAAGTAGAAAAATCTTTAGCAAAAATTGAAAGAGAAGTTTTAAGTAAAATAGAACAGCTTGCTATTCGTGTAAGTGTTTTTGAAGCTTTAAAATTATTAATTGTTTCAGGGAATGTCCTCACCTACATGCCTAAAGATGGTACAATGAAAGTATACCCTTTAACACAGTATGTATGTAAAAGAGACAGTGGAGGTAATTTAATAGAAATAGTTATAAAAGAAAGCGTAGATATTTTATCTCTTGATGAAGAAACAAGAGAGAGTGTTAAAATGTCAGGTGACTATAAAGAAGATGAAGAATGTGATATCTACACACATATTTATAAAATAGATGATAAAAAGTTTTATGTATGCCAAGAAGTTTACGGCATAAAAATACCCACATCAACAGGCACGTATCCTTTAGACCAAATGCCTTATCAAGCATTAAGAATGGTTAGATTAGATTTTGAAGATTATGGAAGAAGTTATGTGGAAGAAATGCTTGGTGATTTAAAATCATTAGAAGGTTTATCACAAGCTTTAGTCGAAAGTGCTGCAGCGTCTTCCAAAGTTGTATTTATGGTACGACCAAATGCTGTCACAAGAAAACGAGATTTAGCTGAGACACGCAATGGTGATATTATTACTGGAACAAAAGATGACATAACAGTATTACAAGCTGAAAAGCATTATGATTTACAAGTTGTTGAAAGAAGTATTAATAAGCTAGAAGAAAGACTGTCTTATGCTTTCTTATTACATACAGCTATACAAAGAGATGCTGAAAGAGTAACAGCACAAGAAATTAGATATATGGCAGAACAATTAGAAACTGCTATGGGTGGTATTTATTCATTATTATCACAAGAATTTCAATTACCTCTTGTATCTTTATTAATGAAGAGAATGGCTCAAGCAAAAGAGATACCACCATTACCTAAAAATTCTGTAAAGCCTACAATTATTACAGGTATTGAAGCTTTAGGTAGAGGAAATGATTTACAAAAATTAAGAGAATTTGTAGCCGAGATAGGTGCGTTGGCTCAAATAAATCCCGCAGTAGTTAAAGCATTAAATCCAAATGATTTAATTAAAAGAATTGCTACTGGTCTAGGGATAGATACTGAAGGATTGATTAAATCCGAAGAACAACTAGCACAAGAGCAACAAGCTGAACAGCAAGCTATGCAAGAACAACAAATGATGCAGATGGCTCAAAGCGCTGTTCCGCCAGTCGCCAATAATTTAAGTAAACAAGAAGGATAAAATGGTAGAACAAGTAGAAATTAAAGAAGCAGAAACTACGTCTGAAAAACCAACTGAAGAAAAACAAGAAAGACCTGAATGGTTGCCTGAAAAATTTGGCTCACCCGAAGATATGGCAAAAGCCTACGGTGAACTTGAAAATAAATTAGGTCAACCAACAGCAGATAAAGAACAAGAAACAACTACTCAAGAAAGTAAATCAGAAGACACATTAGAAATAGCTGAAAAAGCAGTCTCTGATGCGGGTCTTGATATGTCTGTATTACAAAGCGAGTATAGTGAAAATGGACAATTAAAAGATACTAGTTATGAAGCTTTGCAAAAAGCAGGCATACCTAAAGACTATGTGGACCAATTTATAAAAGGCCAAGAGGCATTAAGAACAGCCCAATCTAATGATATTAAAGGTATTGTTGGGGGCGATGAGTCTTATAATAATATATCTCAATGGGCTAGTGAAAATTTATCTGAACCTGAAAAGCAGGCTTATAATAAAGTTGTAAATTCAAATGATATTGAAAGTATAAAATTAGCGGTAACTGGTCTTAAGGCTAGGTATGATAGTGCTAATGGTACTGAACCAAATTTGGTTAAAGGGAAAGCTGCTACAACTGGTGCGCAAGGTTATCAATCGTGGGCTCAAGTAACAGAAGCTATGGCAGACCCTAAGTACGCCAAAGACCCTGCTTATCAAGCTATGGTCAAAGACAAACTAGCAGTCAGTAATATATAAATGGGGGAAACATGGTAAAAAATTCTCTTTATGGGAACATTAACAAACGAAAACGTGCGGGAACGTCCCGCCCCAAAGCAAAATCAACTATAAGTAAAAAATCTTATAGTAATATGAAAAAGGGTTTTCCTAAAAAATAGTGACTAAGTTAATACTCAAGACATTAAGAGGTCTAAGCAGTATTAGCCTATCTCAAAGTATAGAAATATATATTCGAGCCGAGTATCCCAAAGAAGATTGGAACTGGGCTCGACAAAAAATAAAAAGAAAAATAATAAAATGATAGTGCTACCTTTTTAGGTGGCTATCGCCTAGCATAGAAATATGTGATTACTTGACCCTCTGCGGAGGACAATCCTGATAAACTGTATAAACATGCGAAGCGTTTATTACTACTAACAATAACATAAGGAGAAAAAACGATGGCAAACGCAAGTCCCGTATCTGTGGGAAGAGTCAACGCCTCTGGTAGTGAAGACGCATTATTTCTGAAAATTTTTTCGGGTGAGGTTCTTACCTCGTTTGAAAGAGCTACAGTAACAAATGGTGCTGATACAACTCGTTCTATCGCTAATGGTAAATCAGCTACCTTTCCAGTAATGGGAAGAGTAGGAGCTGCCTATCATACAGCAGGAGCGGAAATCACAGGCTCAGACGTTAACCACAGTGAAAAGGTTATTACAATTAATGACCTACTATTAAGCTCAGTATTTCTATCAAATATTGAGGAAGCTAAAAACCACTGGGATGTAAGAGGAGCATATTCTACTGAAATTGGTAGAGCTCTTGCTTTTCAAAAAGATAAGCACATCTTACAAACTATTGGTCAAGCAGCCCTAGCATCTGCAAACGTAGGTGACTCAGGTTATGGAGCAGGAACAGTATTAACTAATGCTGCAATTGCTTCTGCTACTGACGCAACAGCAGCTAACGGTATGATTGATTCAATCTTTGATGCAGCTTCTGCTTTAGATGCAAACTATGTACCTAAAGAAGGCAGAAAATGCTTTATGAGATTAGAGGAATATTACAAGCTAGCTAACGCTACTAACGCTGTAAATGTCGACTTCTCAGGCGGCAATAACGGTGGTGTTGCAAGTGGTAAAGTATTTAGTGTGGCAGGTATTGAATTAGTACCAGTCCCCCACTTTGTAACTGGAAATATCAACTCAGGTGTAGACCAAGGTTCAGCAACTGCGGGTGGTTCAAACCCTCAAGCTGTTGACTTGTCGAATTTCGTGGCACTTATCAGTCACCCATCAGCCGCAGGTACCGTTAAGCTTATGGACCTCGCTGTTGAGAGCGAATATGATATTAGGCGCCAAGGCACCCTACTTGTGGCAAAATATGCTATGGGACATGGAGTTCTTAGAGCTGAATCTGCAGTAGGTATTAAGGAAGCTTAATATTTATTACTTCTATGTGAGGGCCTTCGGGCCCTTGCATTTTTATAGAAAAAATTATGACAACACAAATCACACCCACAACAGAATTACAAGCTGTTAACATTATGCTGAGTACGATAGGTGAAGCTCCTGTTAATAGTATTGCAGGTAACACTACAGTCGATGTTTCAACTGCAATAAATATTTTAAACGAAACTAGTATGTCTATCCAATCACAAGGTTGGAAGTTTAATACTAGTGAGAATGTAACTTTAAGTTTGGATGTTGATTCAAAAATACCCCTACCCGCTAACTGTGTTCAAGCAGATAGTTCCCGACAATTTAGACATATTAATGTAGTTATGAGAGATGGTTATTTATATGATATGGAAAAACATACAGATATATTTACATCCGTAACTCCAGTAGACTTAGTTCTAGTTCAATTATTTGACTCTCTTCCTGAATTTGCAAGACGTTATATTACAATGAAAGCAGCAAGACGTTTTGCTTCACGTTTCATAGGTGATAAAGAAATTACACAATTAATAGCACAAGATGAGCAAGAAGCTTATATAGCCTTTGTGCAAGCAGACACAAGAAGCGCGGACCATAATATTTTAGATGGTGACTACAATACATATAATATAGTTAACAGAACTCCTAGAAGGACGTACTAACATGGGCAAGGTTGTTTCTCAGACTATCCCAAATTTCATTAATGGAATTTCCCAACAAACTCCGACTCAACGTGGCATCAATCAAGGCCAAGACCAACTTAATTTACAAAGTAATATTGTAGATGGTCTATCAAAAAGGCCTCCAATTGAATATCTAGCCACAGTAAACTCATCCCAAGTAACCCCCAACACCTCTAAAATACATGCAATACAAAGAGATAACGCTAATCAATATATTTGTGCTTTTTATAATGGAGGTATCAAAGTTTATGATTTAGCAGGTAATGAAAAAACTGTAACAATTGCAAGTGGTTCTAGTTATTTAAATTCGAGTAATCCAAAAAAACACTTTAAATTAGTTAACATTGCTGATTTTACTTTTGTAGCTAATACATCTATTACACCAACTGCTAACAGCGTGAGCACGGCTGCGAAGGTAGAAGAATTTTTAATCTATGCAAAGAAAGCTGATTATGGCTCTGAATATAAAGTAACTATAAATCATCCTAACATGACAAGAGAACTTGCTGTTATATTTCAAATGCCTTCAGGTAATGATGCAACCACAGATACAGAATTTAAAGATACAGCTAAAATAATTGATATTCTTTTGAATGGAACATCTTCTACTCATTGGAATAGTGGAGCATCTCAAATCGGTTTTAAAACTATTAGGACTGATACAGGAGCGACTGTGTCGACAACTCAAGGATTATCTAATCTAACTGATATTAGTAGTTATTTTACATGGGAAAATTATGACTCAGTTTTATATGGTAAGCCTACAGATGGCAACGCCAACTACAGTGTATCTACTTCAGACGGACAAGGTAATACATCAATGTATGCTATTAGAGATACTATCCAAGATTTTACAAAACTTCCTTACTACGCAAAATTAAATATGATTTTAGAAGTTACAGGGGATGAAGGTGATACACTTTCAAACTACTTTGTAAAATTTACTGGTGATG